CCTCGCCACCGCTTTACAAGGTAACTTGTATCGCGACGCGTGTACAGACCGACCGAAAAAGGTCGATGAACTTGTAAATAATTACAAGGTCGACCTTCAACGGCGCCTCTGCAAGCCTCAACGTTCGAGGGCAACTGAGCACCGGCCATGCCTTCGGTAAAATACCGAAGAAGCATGAGCCAGCCGCTCATTGTCCTTTTAATCGAACGACTCTCCGTAGTCGTGACGAGATATTCAACCTTTTGCAGGTGAATATTCCATCGCTTCTTAGGAGAAACGAGGTTCGGTGGAGTACGAATTAGAGCAAGACCTGGAATACCCAGATCGAGCGTAGGTACGTACCGATAAACGGCACATATCCACCCAGCGATCAACTCGCTGGCTTGATAGTACCCCTTCTTACATAAGTTATTCGAAAATTCGATATAACTTGTGTATATATCGGCGCTTGGGCGGGATGTCCAGCAGTCCTTAAGTCGGACTGGTGTGACATCGATGCCTTGGTAGGCATCCATGCCACAGGACTCTCTGAAGAGTCCGCGGAAACAACTTTTGTCACGGTTTATTAATAAACCAAATGACTCGAGTAGTTTGATTGCGTGCTCGGTTTCACCCGATCGTACAATCACATCATCACCGTACACAAGAATGCTCTTACGAGCATTCGTATCAGTCATACCGGCCGAGAGAATCGCCCAGATTGTGAGTGCCATGATAGGAAAGCATAAAGCTGACCCCATGGGCGCAAACTTTCTGAGTTTTAAGATTCTTCGATCCGGTAGGACCGTTCCTAGAGATCTGCAATTCATAAGTACATCAGAGATGTACTCAGGAAAAAGCAGACGAACCAGACCGACTGTTACTCTATCACTAGCATCTTTAAGATCTAGTGTAGAGTACTCGCCGACTAGGGACCCTATTCGGGCCCCATTACGGTTAGGTGTCTGATCTGTAAAGTGGATATTGAGTCGTGTAACACGACTCTTTTCCACATGCTCTACGATAGCCGCCCCAAGACCCTGTTGGACCCATTGAAATTCAAGGGGTTCACAGGATATAAGGCGCGGTCCACGTGAATCTTTTGGTACGAGTAAAACTCGTGCCATAGATTCAACTGATGGTAACTCTTCAAATGAAGAGTACGTATCACAAACGTGTCCACTAGATGCGCAAAAATACGCATCAAATGGATACACACTTGAAATACGCTCATTAATTCTACTAAAACGGTACTTCTCCCAAAGTCGTTCTCCAGTAGAGACGGCTCCGGGACCGTGCCGAGGTAGAATATTGGATACATCAAAGCCAGAAAATGCCTTTGAAAGCAAAATTCTAGCTCTATAGACCACCGGTGCAAGATCACCTGCCATATGGTAGGCTTCCTGCATGTTACCTGCTTTGAAAAGATCAGCAATTATACTGAACCTCTCATGGTAGGGCATAATGTCTTGTTCGGTCTTTAAAAACCGATCCAAGACATCCTGTTCTGTCTTTAGGTCGTAAGGTAGCTTAAGTTTGTAAAAGACAAACAAAAGTTGCCTTAACGATTTGATACTAGTCACACAGGGTGACCGAAGGACCCTTCCGTCTGAAGAGAATACTCTTTGGAATAGCTCACCGAATAATTTCGGCAGCTTACTGTCAGAAAGAGATGCAAATCTCAAACTAGCAGCGTCCATAATAGCATTCTCGGAAAGAGCCTTATCAAGGGCTCTCCCAAGACTGGGCAAGGTTTTCGTGAGAAAACCTATTCCTTCGGAAGCAATGCGTTTTTCCAACTTTTCAGTTGTTAGACGCATTACTCTAGGTGTTATCACCTGACTGAGTGACGTTTGCACGTCAGCCAGTAGGGATACGAGGATTCGTTTATACGGATCTAGGCTCTTCGAGGAGGTCATATGATACTCCTTCCTAGAGCATGAGTTCCCTACTGCCGCACTAATAACTACTAAGAGGTTAAGAGAGTCTCTTACATGGAGTGGTTACCATCTTAGAGACTCTCAACCGAGTAGCTTTGTGCCAAGTCCCGTTTCATCCACCTGACCATTACTGGCCAGTAAGATGATCCGTGACATTAGTCGACTTAATGGTATCCGTGGACGTAAAGTCCGCGGTAACACGAAGCCGATTTAAGGTACAAGACGTAAGCATTGGAATGAGCACCATAAGTGCCATAGCAATAGCTGACGCCCATAAGGCTACTTGGGCCTCTGAATACCTTGCTGACCAATTATATCTATACATATAGAATTAATTGTTAATTGTTTTTACCAATGGTAAATACAATCCTGGGGCAGCCTTTTTACAAGCTGCCGTCAGAAAGGGCCGTCGCACCGTAGCCAGAACAGTCGAACTTGATAGTTGTATCCGCACCAGTTGATGCGAGCAACGATATCAAGTTTGCGATGACATTTTTCACGTCGTTATAGGTAGTGATATCCCCTACGGGGATATCCACCACAACGTACGCGGAAATGACTCGCGGGGCCGCTGATGCACCGCTGACCGTTTGGTCAACGCGCAACAGAGACCTCCGACGCGCGGCTACACCGACACCGGATTCACTGTGAGAAACAGTGATCCGATGCGGAGCATCCGGAACTTCGCCTGATTTGGCGAAGATCAGTTTGCGATCGACGACACTCATCCTGAGGAATTCAACCTCAGTACCAGATGAGTTCTTCACTTCATTAGTAGTTAGGTTTGTAGGAAACATATACATGCTTTCTGCAGACTCCGCAACATTGCGGTAATGCCGGTCTGCCGACATGGGGTTATTCGGCTTCAATAGCCTATATAGCCCATGGTACTTACCACTTGGCTATGCCAAGAGCAGTACCCAGACTGAACTCTCTCAAGTCCAGCCCGCTTGTTTTACAAGCGGCTTCAAGATCGGGGAACACTACGGAGCGTTGATACGCTTCCTCGTGAACCTCGAACTCGCAGTCCATCGGTTGCATGGTCGCATGATACGACCTATCAACGTGAACTGAACTGCAATACTTGAGTACTTCCGTTCGCGGGTTTATAAGGACAACCTTGAATTGGTCTAGCCATGAACTTACGTCCACGAGCCAGTCCAATACAAATGTCCAACGCGTCGCGTTCCAGACGATGCTAGGGTTAAAATTAAAACCCAAAGCATCGGCTAGAGCACGCGCCCTGTTACCAGGGCCTTCATATGTACAACTACTTGCGTAGCGGTACAACATTGTTGCGTTAAACTCACGGACATCATACCTTAACTTGGCATCGGCGGAATAGGTTCCAGGAATTGCCTGCGGAGGCAAACCTGTTACCACAGTTTCGTCGTGCCAATCTGAAAACTCATTCTGAAGCTTTCGCTTCCAATGAGTAATCAGAGTCGCTTCTTTATGATTTTTAAGGAAATTTAATTCCTTATCAATCTGGAGAAGTGCGGTACGAATACCGATGATGTCACCAATGACGGGGGCAGCATTAAAACTCCATTGGAGATAAATGTCTGCCGCGGCCTTCAAAGCATACAAAAAGTCTTCTAAGGCTTTAAGTGTGATTCGACAGGTCCTTGCTAGAGTACGCCAGTCTCGTATTTCGATTATATCGTTAACGAGGCCTGCAGTATTCCGGTGAATTCTAGGAAGCATTTGCTGTAACGCAATTGCATTCAAAGAATCCAGATCGATCGTGGGAGCTATTTCAAGCTTCCCGTTCGGTCCATAGGCCACCAAGGGTGGACAGCCCAAAGGCATATCCATCCAAGGGCCGAATTTATTAACGGGCACCGCGGGATCATTCTGTAGGGACCAAGAAGCACCTGTCCAATATAATTTGGACGGGTACTCTGTGCCCCTAAAGAACCCTTGGTTATGGTAACTTGGATTAATCCAAGAACTATGACCAATAAACGTGGGTTTCGTACACATGCGATCCACTCTATAGTGGGCACATGGATGAAACTCATTACGCCGACCTGATAGTGATTCAAGTTTCTCATCAAGAGAAACCCAACCATCTAATAGGATCGGCACGCCCTCCGGGTAGTAGTCATGTCCGTCTACAGTACTGTAGGCGTGATAGTCTAACCACCGAGAGGGGACACCCGATGCTCGTGATTTATTCATATGCTCAAGTAGGATTGGT